GAGGTGGAGCACCTGGATTATTAGAACCTATACCATATTGCATCTTTGTTGTAGATCTTAGATAGTGTAAACAAGCTATCCAATATTGTGCTTCAATAGAGTTTTGATTGTAAAACTGTCCTGTAATTACCAACTGATCCACTTGTGAATTCTGATAAGCAAAAAAGGGATAATTATTATGTATAGGCTGTATTTGATTATAATTTGCGGTATGACTGAGAATAATAGTTGGTGTATAAGGAAACACCATTCTATTTCCAGTATGTGTTAAAGGTTTAAGTAATTTGGAATTTTCAAACGATGCGTTTCGAGGTAGACTCAAAGACACACGCCAATCTTTACCTTCTAAATCACCATACCCCCAAAATGCAGTACCTCCCGGAGCAGTAGTTTCATCTAAGCCCTTTGGTAAGTTTTTACCACGCATACCGGATACAAAGTTATCTGCTATGTCTTCTGCACCAGAAAATATGTCTTGTGCAATGTCTTTTCCTTTTTCTATCGCACTGGAAAAGAAACTAGGCTTATTAGCACTATTGACATTTTGTCCACTGCTGTTTGTACCTTGTTTTGGTAATCCTCCGGAAAAAATCTCTGTCATTTTGGTTAACTCCTTTATGTTATTTAGTTGACAAAATAATCAGAGTATATTATAATGTGGTATGAATCTTGGAGAAAACATGAAAAGAATTAATTATCTCAACAATAAGGACATATTGGCCGAAATAGCCAAGTCCAAAAATACCTTTTGCAGTTATACCGATAACGATTATGCTGTGTATGACATTATATTACCAAGTATTGACAAAATTAATATCAGAACTATTGCAGAAGCCAAAAGAAATCAGGCAAAAAGACTACAACAAAAAGCATTTGAACAGGCAAAAGCACAAGGCAAACGAGTAAAACTGGCAGAATTTGAAGTAGATTATAGAAAAGTAAAGAAGGACGACTTGATCTTTAGGATTATGATGTATGATCATATACCTGAAGAACCTGGTAGAAAGAAAAATCCTAAAACAGTAGCAGATACAAAAACAAAGTTAAATTTTCCACCATTTCAACATTACAAATTTGATGAAAACAACAATATGGTATGTGTTGGCAAAAGCCATTGGGAAGGTGGTATGGAAAATGGATATTTCAACAAAGGACACGGACAAGCTACAAATAAATTAGCAATGATGTGGATGAAACTTTGTGATAGATATGCTACCCGTGGTAATGTAAGAGGATATACTTACAATGACGAAATGAGAGGACAAGCAATATTGCAACTTTCACAAATTGGTTTACAATTTGATGAGTCTAAATCAAACAATCCATTTGCATACTATACTGCGGCGGTGACCAATTCATTTGTTAGAGTAATAAACATTGAAAAGAGAAATCAAAATATAAGAGATGACATCTTAGAAATGAACAACATGAATCCTAGTTATACAAGACAGGCCCAAGGCGAATGGGAACGAGGAAAAGAACGTCATGGTGAAAAAACAACAACAGTTTCTACCAAAAAGTAAAAAAATACTTGACACATCACGTGAAGTATAATATAATAAACTTGGAAGGATTATAGTTTGTTTAAGAAAGCGGCGGTTTTTACTGATATCCACCTTGGATTGAAGTCTAACAGTAAAATACATTTGCAAGATTGCGAAGAATTCGTTGATTGGTTTATTGCCAAGGCGAAAGAAAATGGTTGTGAAACTGGAATCTTTTGTGGAGACTGGCATCATAATAGAAATACAATTAACGTTCAAACATTAGACAGCACGACCCGATGTTTAGAAAAACTTGGTAAGGCTTTTGAAAAGTTTTATTTCTTTGCTGGCAATCATGACTTATATTATAAAGATAAACGAGATATCTATTCGTTAGAATTTGGTAAACACATTCCTGGTATTACTTACGTAGATGAAATACTAATTGAAGATGATGTTGCACTTATTCCTTGGTTAGTTGGAGACGAATGGAAAAAAATATCTAAAATTAAAACAAAATATATGTTTGGACATTTTGAACTTCCAAACTTTTATATGAATGCTATGGTGCAGATGCCTGATACAGGCGAACTTAAAGCAGAACACTTTAAACATCAAGACTATGTTTTTTCAGGACACTTTCATAAAAGACAAATACAAGGAAGAATACATTACTTAGGTAATGCTTTCCCTCACAACTATGCAGATGCATGGGACGATGATAGAGGTATGATGATTCTTGACAAAGAAAATGACAAGGAACCTCATTATATTAATTGGGACGATTGTCCGAAATACAGAACTGTTAAATTATCGCGACTGCTAGATGAAAAAGACAAGTTACTTAAAAGTAAAATGTATCTAAGAGTAACTCTTGATCTTCCTATTTCTTATGAAGAAGCAAGTTTCATAAAAGAAACTTTTGTAAACGAATATGATTGCAGAGAAATTACACTTATTCCTAGTCAGCAAGATGAAGAGATTAACACAGACATTGATATTACTCAATTTGAAAGTGTAGATCAAATTGTAACAAAAGAAATTACTGCAATTGATACTGAAAACTATGATAAAAATTTGCTGTTAAGGATATACGACGAGCTATGATAAAAATTAAAAACCTAACAGTAAAAAACTTTATGAGTGTGGGTAATCAAACCCAAGCAATTGACTTTGATAAACAACAGCTAACTTTGGTGCTAGGTGAGAATCTAGATCAAGGTGGCGATGACATGGGATCTAGAAACGGTACAGGTAAAACCACTATTGTAAATGCTTTAAGTTATGCATTATACGGACTTGCATTAACTAATATCAAAAGAAATAATCTAATTAACAAGACAAACAACAAAGGTATGTTAGTTACTTTAACTTTTGAAAAAGATAATGTTAATTACAAAGTTGAAAGAGGCAGGGGTCCTAACTTATTAAAGTTTTTTATTAACGATCAAGAACAGGAAATGACTGACGAAAGTCAAGGAGATAGTAGAAAAACACAAGAAACTATCAACGAACTTTTAGGAATTAGTCATAATATGTTTAAGCATATACTTGCTTTAAACACATACACAGAGCCTTTTCTAAGTATGAAAGTGAATGATCAAAAAGACATAATTGAACAACTGTTAGGTATTACAATACTTTCTGAAAAGGCAGAAAATTTAAAAGAAAAAATTAAACAAACAAAAGAAGCAATAGTCGAGGAAAATGCAAAAATTAATGCACAACAACAGAGCAATGAGAGAATAGGCGAAACTATAAACAGTTTACAACTAAAACAGAGTGCATGGGAATCAACTAGAAAAGAAAATATTGCAAAGCTACAAAGAGGGATTGACGAACTTGAACATCTTGATGTTGATAAAGAGATTGAAAAACACGAACAATTACAAAATTGGGAAGAATTAAACACAAAAATTTCCAACTTGAAAAAAGAAACATCTACTCTTGATAGTGCATTAATGAGAGCAGATAAATCTGTTGACAAACTTAAAACAGACATTGAAGGTCTTGCTGACGCAAAATGTTATGCTTGTGGACAAGACTTGCAAGAAGAAAAGAAAAAAGAAATTGAAACTGCAAAACAAAAAGAATATGACGATGCATTATCATATCAGACTGAGATAAACGACAAATTAAAAATAGCAAATGATCAGTTAGATGAAATAGGTGATATAAACGGAAGACCAGAAACATTTTACGAAACACTAAAAGAAGTTTATGATCACAAACAAAATGTTCAACAACTTAAAACAGCTCTTGAAAATTCTGAAACAGAATCAGATCCTTATCAAGAGCAAGTTGACGAATTGAAGAACACAGGGATCCAAGAGATTGACTGGACAACAGTTAATCAGTTTAATGATCTTAGAGAACATCAAGAGTTCTTGTTGAAACTGTTGACAAATAAAGATAGTTTCATACGTAAAAAGATTATTGATCAAAACTTGGCATATCTGAACAACAGGCTCACACATTATCTTGACAAACTAGGCTTGCCCCACCAAGTTGTTTTTATAAATGACTTATCTGTGGAAATTACACAGTATGGGCAGGATCTTGATTTTGATAATCTTTCCAGAGGTGAGCGTAACAGATTAATTCTTGGTATGAGTTTTGCCTTCCGTGATGTATGGGAGAGTTTATACCAGAATATTAATCTGTTGTTCATTGATGAGCTTGTTGATTCAGGTATGGATACTAGCGGAGTTGAAAACAGTTTAGCAATATTGAAAAAGATGGGGAGAGAACGATCTAAAAACGTATATTTGATATCACACAAGGACGAATTAGTAGGAAGAGTAACACACGTACTAAAGGTAGTTAAGGAAAACGGCTTTACATCATATGAAAATGATGTGGAGGTACATAATGAATGACGACACTCACGATTTATTAACAAAAGCATATATGCAATACTTCAAAGCCAATGAGGCTTTTGAGGCAAGAAACTCCGTGCGTACACATAGAGAGAGCCGTAAATGGCTTAGAGAGATAAGAAGACTGGCAAAAGAACGCATGGACGAGATTCACTATAAGCATAATTCCAAAACGGACGTCCCATCAGAGTAGGCCACGGTAAGTATCCATATGCAATGGACTTACAACGGTGAAAAGATAGAAGAATTACCTGACAACATAGAAGGATTTGTATATCTTATTACAAATACGACAAACAACCGTAAGTACATAGGCAAAAAGTTAGCAAAATTCAAGAAAACAAGACCTCCACTTAAAGGCAAGAAAAATAAAAGGCGAAGCAAAATTGAAAGCGATTGGCGAGATTACTGGGGTTCCTCAGATCATTTGATTGCAGACGTAGAAAAACTAGGTGAAGACAAGTTCACACGGGAAATACTTTATATGTGTGAAAGCAGAGGCTTGATGAGCTATTTAGAGGCTAAGGAACAATTTGACCGCAGAGTATTAGAAACTGATGACTATTATAACGGCATCATTAATGTGCGGGTAGGCAGTTCAAAAATTCTTAAAGAAGCACTTAAAAAAATATAGGCAATATAAGGACATTGTTTGATCGG